GCTATTAAAGCTATAGAGGATTTAGGAGCTAAACTAGATTGATATTTATACGCGAAATCAACGATTTTATATGTCAATTAAAAACGTATTTGCATTATTTGGGTTCCCGGATGAAGAAAATCCTGAACGTTTAAAACTTGAAGCTGAATTGGAGGATTATAAAGAATCTCCTCACTTTAAGTTGGGGATGTTCCATAAATTGATTATGAATGGTCATTTATTTTCAAAACAAGTTACCAAATTTTTTGCTAAAGCAGATCCTTCCCTGGATGTAAAAGGAATAGATCAAGCCGGTGAATATATGATGTTTACCAGAGCTTGGTTTTGGATTGAACCAGTTAAGATGAGATCGAAAGTTTGGAAAGAGGCTTTGAAACAATACGCAAATGAAGAGTTTTTAATATCTATCCGGTTGAGTATTTCTTATTTTGAAGGTACAGAGGAATATGAAAAATGTGCCCACTTGAAAAAAATTCAAGACTTTGTTGAAAAAAACTTGCCCGCCTAAAAGAAAGTTATTATCTTTAATTATATTTTGATATTAAAATTATTGAAATATAAATGGTTATAATAAAAATAAGTAAATAAAATAAAATGAAAAATAAAGAATTAGTATTGAGACGCTTGGAGTCTTTAGAAGGAAAATTGAAACGTTTGAGAAACGCTTTAAACGAAAGAAATGTTGATGCTGCTCGTCAAATGTTACAGGAGGTACTTGAACTTAATGAGGATATTCAAGCAATTGTAGAACGTGAAAATTAATTAAATAAATAAAAGTTATGAATCTTACCGCCGAACAAATCCAAGATAATTGGAACGAATTGTTATCTTACATTGAGGAATATATTTCCGAACCCCGTAAAGATAAATTATTAGAATTTTATGAGCAATATGCTGATCGTTTGATGTTAATGCCTGCTGCGCATAAAAAAGAATACCATAATGCTTTTCCCGGAGGGTATGTGGAACACGTTTTACGCGTTATTCGATGTGCTATTAAGCAAGCTGAACTATGGGAATCTGAAGGATGTGACATGTCTACATTTACAACCGAAGAATTAGTATTTTCAGCTCTGAATCATGATCTAGGTAAAATGGGAGATGAAGAACAAGAATCCTATATCCCCCAAACCGATAATTGGAGACGTGAAAAATTAGGAGAGGATTATATGTTCAATACTAAAGTTCCATTCTCTTCAGTTCCCGATAGAGGATTATTTATGCTTCAATCACATGGCGTCCAGTACACATTCAATGAAATGATTGCTATTCAGACACATGATGGTTTATATGATAAGGCGAATGAAAAATATCTTATGTCTTATATGCCAGAACAAAAACCAAGAACATCTTTACCTTTTATCTTACATCAGGCAGATTTAATGGCAGCACGTATCGAGTTTGAACGTGAATGGTTACCTAAGTTAAAAGAGGACAAGAAGTCCGTGGATGCCGGAAAGGGGAATTTTACATTAGGGAATAAACCCAACATGTCTAAAAAGACATCAACCAAAACTAAAGCACTTGGAACATTCAAAAGTGATAGTTTAAAAAATATGTTAGATAACTTATGACAACAGTAGTAATTAGCGTTTTAGCGGTTTTAGTAGTAATTTTAGGATTTACGACTTTTAACCTCATGCGCAAAGTAGAAAAACAAGAAGACGTACTAGCCGGGTATTTAACATATCTAGATCGTCTATCTCGCACAATTGAAATTTCGGACAAGAAATTGAAAGAACTAGATCGTGGTGGTGTATTTGAAAAAGATGACGAAGTTGGGGTTATATTTCAATCAATTGTAAAAATCCAAGAAATCCTTAATGAGTTTAATCTTAGAAAGTTCAGTTAAAATGCCTAAAAAGCCGGGAAGTAAAAATTACTTTACTCAAGATACAGAAGATGCGATCGTGTTATATAATAACATGGTCGATCCTGTGTTGAAAAGTAAAATTTACGAGGACCGTATTCATTATGCATTTTTCAAATTAACCCAAAATATAATCCATACGTTCAAATTTTACCATACTGAAGTAGAAAATTTAGAACATTTACAACATGAGATTATAGTATTTCTTTTATCCAAAATCCACTTATTCAATCCCCAGAATGGAGCTAAAGCATATTCTTACTTTGGGACTATTGTAAAACGTTGGTGTATTTTATATAATGAGAAAAATTATAAAAGTAAAATTAGCAAGGTTTCAGTAGATGAATTATCCAAAGACGATTCAGACCATACCTATACTATTGAACCAAATAATTCAGATGATAGATTATCTCATTTTATGGACGAATATGTTGAATTCGTCAGCTTTAACTTATACGAAATCTTCCCTAAAGAATATGACGCAAAAATTGCGGATGCGGTTTTAGAGCTATTCAGAAAACGAGATAGCATCGATGTATTCAATAAAAAAGCTCTTTACATTTATATACACGAGATGATACCTGATGCTAAAACTCCCAAGATTACTAAAATAGCAGGTGTATTATATGGAGTATTTAAGAAGAATTACCTGTTCTATTTGGAGGAAGGATATATGAGTTTCCACCTCTAGTAGTTGTTTATATTTATAAAAAACAATACATATGAGTAATTTAGAATCAAACGTATTTGGTAAGAAAAAATTCTCGGATATTCTTAAGGAAATTTACGAAAACCAAAAGAAAAAAGAGACCCAAATCACAGCATTGATAGGTGAGTTAAAACCACTTATCAATGACATTGGTGATGCTACTTTGATTGTTCCTTTAATCAAGGAATATATGGAATTAGGTATCAAAAATGATGAGCAGCTAATTAAAATGGCTACTATCATCCAACGTGCCTTAGCTACAGGCAAATCAGAAGATGAAGGATTTGGAATGACTGAGGATGAAAAAGCACAATTGTTATCTGAGGTAAAAAAATTCAATCCTAAAGATTAATGGCATACGGTAAATTTGGTTTTCCTTCAATGACCAGTAGGGCATTAGGAAATCCTAAAAATTTTAATTCTAAGAAAAAACAAAACGGTGAAATTCTAGTAAGGGTTACTGATATCATCTTAGATGAAAATCATGCTCAATATGATTCTAATCAAGGACTTAATCAAATAGGAACTATAATAGGGAATAAAGCTAATTTTGATGGAACTATTGAAAATCAAATCATAAAAGCCCGCCCATCATTTAATGCTGCTTCAAAATACCCTACAGTAAATGAATATGTAAAGGCTTGGAAGCATATTACTCCAAATGAACCAGCTGGTTCATGGGTATATGGTGAAGTAGTTCCTGTATGGGGTATGTTAAGCCCTAACGTTAGTCCTTATCCAATCAATACAACTAGTTTATTACCTCCTTCCCAACAATTAAATTATTCACAAATTGAAGCTGGCGGAGTAAATGTTGTAAATAATGAAGTTCAACAAATTGATTTAAACTCACCTAATAGTATTAGTCAAGCCACTTTTGTAGAACGTTCAAACATTCATCCATTGATGCCTTATATGGGTGATACTATATATGAAGGTAGATGGGGAAATAGTATCCGATTAGGAAGTACAGCCAAATCAAAAAGTATATTTGCCAATCCCTGGTCTCGTTCAGGCACAAATGGAGATCCTATTATTATAATTAGAAACGGTCAAGATAGAAATGCGAATGAATTTGGAGCTGAACCTATAGTTGAAAATGTTAAAAAAGATTTATCATCTATCTATTTAACCTCAACCCAATCACTCCCTTATGATCTTTCAGGATTACAAACTACCCCATATAAATCATATACAATTGCTGGTATACCAAAACCAGTTACTCCTTCCCAATTTATATCCCCTCAAATATTAATTAATTCAGATAGAATTGTAATAGATGCTCAATCTAATGATGTGTTAGTTGGAGCTAATAGATCAATTGGGTTATTTGGAGGTACTAGTATTAATATTGAGTCTGAACAGATCAATATGTCTGCTAATCAAATTCGTCTAGGAGTTAGTTCCGCAGAAAATGGAATGCAACCTGTATTAAAAGGAGATGATACCGTAAATGTTCTTCTCCAATTAACTAATATACTTCAAGGCATTTCAGAAATATTAAAAGTAGCCCAAATTTATCCTCAAGGAGTTCCTCTTCCAGACACTGCATCCTTAATCATCTCAGGTCAAGCATTAGCTACTTTAGAAGAATTAAAGAAATTATTAGAAGACCAAAACAATGGTATTAAGTCTAATTTTGTAAAAACTATTTAAATGGGAGGATATAATTTAAAACAAATACCAAACGGAAATGTACCTAATTATAATAATGTAATTGATGCTTTTCAAAATGATTCTTCTTTATTTGACATTTCAAAACAATTAGAATTAAGAAATTTAGTACTTGGTATTACTCCTCGATTAATTAGTTTGACCCAAAACATAGTTGAAGATTTTATTCAAGTATCCCAATCACAAAATTTACCATTATCGGCAGAAGAAGCTGAATTTGATTTAAATAAAGATGGGGTTTTAGATAATGAAGAAAAACAAGAGTATGAAAAATCTCAACTTATAGGGACTTTTACGTCTTCATTGGATAATATTTATTTTTCTAAATTTGGATTTACTACTCAAGATTTAATTAATTTTAATAATTTACCTCGAAAAGATAAAAATCAAATTATTGAAACATATTTAAAAAATAAAGCTACTGGAAGTTTAGAATATCAAAATATTTCTTCTTCAATAGTAGCAATTGATCAAATAATTCAATCTCAAATATCTGCTGGAGATGAATTATTCAAAATATTAAAATCTAATAAATTAAAAACTGTTAGAGGTAAAATATATGATAGTATTTCGAATACACCTATAAAAGGAGCTAAAGTAAAATTTATTCCATCTAATGGAGAAGATTTTGATTATTATAATGATACTAGTGATAGAAAAGGTAGATTTAAACTCGAAATCCCTAAAATTTCAAATGGTATTTTATCTGCTACACCTCCTTTACCTCAAACAGAAAATCCTCAATTAGTAACTATTGATGGAGATATTATGATTCCTGAGGGAGAAGATCCTTTAGGATTTACTGTTTATGTATCTGATGAAAGTGGAACTCCAACAACACCACTTTATCAAGTTTTACCTAAAAAAAGACTATTAGAAACTATTACTCCTATTCAAAACTCAACAGGACAAACAATAGGACAAACTACAACTACTCGATATATCCCCGGATTTTCTAATTTTTCAGTCCCACAAGATTTTAAATATTTAACTGCAAAAAAAATTGGAACCAATTTCAAGCAAATACTTAAAGGAAATACTACTTCATATTCTTTTGATCTTGAATATTTCCAATCTACAACTGATTCAGTTAATATCAATACTACCCAGAAAAAACCAGACCTAATATTAATTACAGCTAATCTTCCAGGAGTAATCTATGAATCTCTTGAGGTTATACCCTATAAAGGAAATGGTGATATTAAAAGAGATTTAGGAATTATTACTTTAAATCCAATAAAAATAGATTTTCAAAAATTAATGCTTGATGCTCTAGCTCCTAAAATGGAACAAGCTCAAAAATTAGCGCAAACTAAAAAGGATTTAAAATATTATGCTCAAGAAAAACTAAGTCAATTAGAAATTGAACTTAAAAAAACAGCAATTCCATTTTGTTTAACATTAATAGCATCTTTTGGGGTAACTAAAGTAAATGAATTAATATCTGAAGGTAAGGAAAATTTAATTAATGACATTAAATCTTGCCCTACCCAAGAAGAAATTACTATTATAATTAATAAAAAAAATAAAATTGTAAAACAATTAAATAATGCTCTTAGGGCTATAGAACGAACTAATAATGCTTTATCAATTACTTCTAGTGTTATAGATACATTAAATGTAGCTTTATTAGTAGTTAAAAATACTCCAATCCCAACTTCAACCGGTATTCCTGGTGTTCCTGGTATTCCTATTAATGTAATTAATAAAATACAAGAGATAATAGATAAAACCGAAAAAACATTGACTGTATTAAAAGGAGTAGATATAGGATTAATAGCTATTTTAGGAGTTTTACGTCAAACTTTAGCTACAATAGTTAAATACTTAAATATTTTAGATAACTTAATCCAAGAATGCTCTCCAAATCTTACCCAAGAACAACTTTCAGCTGAATTGACAGCGTTAACGATCCAACAATCTTTAACATCTCCTGTAGTTACAAATGTAAACGGATTTGAAATGGGAGTTGAAACAGAAAATTCACCTAATACTCTAAAACGTAGAAGAGCTATTGCACGTAACAAACAAGGTGTAGTAATGTTAAAAGGAGAATGGTCATTTAGCTCTATTGATCAGATATTAATAGATGAACTAGTATTTTATATACAAGTAAATAATTTAAAAGCTAATTAATTTAATATTTATAACCATATGAAAAGTACCGATTTTAAAAAAATTATTAAAGAAGCCGTAAGAGAGGCAATTCAAGAGGAATTAAAAGATATTCTTTTGGAAGCAGTTCGTACACCAAAAACACTTGTAAAGGAATCTATTCAAACAATAGATACACCTAAACCTACATTTACCCAACCAACAATGGATACCCGAAAGGCATATGCTGATATCATGAATGAAACTATGATAAGTTTTACCTCACAAGATGCTCAAGTTCCATTTAGACCACAAGTAAGTGATCCTGTAAATGGTAATTTAGGCGCTGGTGAAGTAGGAATGGATCAAATCATGGCCTTAATGAATAGTAAATAATGGCATTTAGTCCTCAACAAATAGCTCCTGTAGATTTTGACGCAAGTGTTGCCGTTGGGGTTGATATTCCTTTTAGTGGCCCTGCTGTTTTTATTTCAAATTATCAAACAAAAGATGCGATAAAAAATAATCTTATTAATTTTTTCCTTACAAACCCAGGAGAACGCCCATTAAATCCATTATTTGGTGGAGGATTGCAAGAATTTATATTCGAACAAATTACTGAAGATAATTTAAATTTTTTAAGGGAGGATATAAATGATAAACTCATGATATATTTCCCTAACATAATAATTAATGATTTAACAGTTACTGGACAAAGTGATACTAATCAAATAACTGTAACTTTAAAATACTCTGTATTAAATACTTCTATAAACGATACTTTAGAAATACAATTTTAATAAATGGCAACCTCTAAAAAAGACATAAAATATATTAACCGTGATTTTACTGATTTTAAAACACGATTAATAGAATTTACACGCACGTATTTTCCTAATACTTATACTGATTTTTCTCCAACATCTCCTGGTGTGATGTTTATGGAACAAGCAGCATATGTGGGGGATGTTTTAAGTTTTTATTTAGATAATCAATTTCAAGAAGTATTTACTCAATATGCTCAACAAACAAATAATGTTTATGAATTAGCATATATGTTTGGTTATAAACCAAATGTTTCTACAGCAGCCCAAACCATAGTTGACTTTTACCAACAAGTCCCTTCTAAACTTTCAGCATCAATCTATGTTCCTGATTACGATTATGCTTTAACAGTTAATGAAAATGCTACTGTAACTTCTCAAAATGGGACCTCTTTTATCATTCAAGATAAAATAGATTTTTCCCTTTCTAGCTCTCAAGACCCTACCTCAATTTCAGTATATCAAGTTGCAGCCAATAACCCACAATACTTTCTTTTAAAGAAAAGCAGAAAAGCATTATCTGCAGCTATCAATACACAAACATTTACATTTACTGATCCTATTCCATTTAATACTCTAACAATTACAGCTAATAATTTTCTTAAAATCTTAGACATAGTCGATTCAGATGGTAATAAATGGTATGAAGTAGATCATTTAGGTCAAGAAATGGTCT